CACCTCCAGGATAGTAATCCCATGCACAGCTTTCATAAGCTTCTTCACTAGCCTATATCGCGCTTGCTTGGCAGTGATAGGTGATTTAACATCTTCCACTATCAAAGTGCCTTCTTTGTTCTTGTATTGGCTGTCAGCAGTGTATCTACATATCTTTTGGTCATTAACCAGTATCTGATAGACTGGGTGTATTTCTAACTCTGATATCTCACCATCTTTTAACCTTTGCTTGTTGTGCAGGTATCTTGCGTGTTCACGCTTACTGTCAAATGTCATACCATCATCTTTGACTTTGATGGCGTTGTATTTGTTACGTTTATACATCAATCAATTTCTTTAATATTAGGTTTATAACTACTATCGCCAAATCCACGCGATTGGATTTTTGTACGGCCAACAATTTTTTGTTTAGGCTTCTGACTTTTCTTAGTAGACTTTGTTAAGCTTCTGACTTTCCTGCGGTTAGCCGCATCTCTCCTGTCTTTAGCGAGTCCGCAAGGCTTAACGCACCAAAGCGCTATGTTGCCTTCTTCATGCTTGCCGCCAAATGCTCTTTGCATAATATGCTCAATGCGTATTTTACGTTGTTCAAATTCCAAATCTCTACCACAGCCACAGCCACACTTACCACATTGTTCAAGAGCTATCTTGGCGTACAAATAATTAGGTATTGTGCGGTACTTGACGTAATCTGGGTGCTCACTAAACTTCATTTAATAGTCTCCTAAGCGCCTCTGTAGTTTCTTTTATTACCAACTCCTGGAAGTGATGTTGCCGCCTTGTATCGCCTCGTTTTTTAGCACGTTGTAACATCATGCGATTGAAGTAGGGATGTTCAGTGTAAAAGGTTTCAGTGACTTCGCCTTCATGTATTTGTATTCTCATGTGAAATCACCTCTGCAAATCTTGTTTAGTTTGTGAAGTCTATTAGGTGACAATCGTTTTTTATGTAACCTTATGATTGTACTCCAGTGTCGTTCTGGGATTCCAAATATTTTCCATTTCCTGACGCTATCGTATTTAAGGTTTTCGATGTTGTTAGCGATGGCCTTTGAGCCACCGCAATTTTCTATAATTGATTCTATTGTATGTTTCATAGTTACTACCTTTATTGCCTTTTATAGTAATTACACTCTATATTATGCAGAAACATATGTCAAGGAAATAAATTCCGCATTAGCAATACTTATAGTATAGTATTAGTAAAATTAATGTTAGAAAAGTGTTGCATTAGGGTAAATTTTATGTAAGTTTAAGCAAAACAAAAGGAATAACTATGACAAATGACGAATATAGCAGATTATTAAAGAAATTAGGTTTTAATTATGCAAGTTTTGCAACTTTTTGCGGGTGCAATAGGTCAACTATTATAAGGCATTCGCAAGGCAAAATAGACCCAATTCCCCAGGTTTATAAAAATGTGTTGACATGGATAGAAGAAGGCAAGCTTGATAACCCAAATGACTAGTTGGATTTGGACAGAAGAAAAAATACTTTTAGCTACCAAGTTGTGGGGTGATATGTATATGTCACCTGAGCAGATAGCAAAAGAGCTAGGTGTAAGTAAATCAAGCCTCGATAAGTTTGCTCATCGCAATCGTGATATATTGCCCAAGCGTGGTTTTACTAAAAAGAAAAAAGAGTTAAAGCTTGTAGCGCCTAAATTTGAGCAATATAAAAAATATGCAGATATAGCTGAAATACATAAATGTAGGAAGTTGTGGTTTGAAAAACTGCCTGTATTTGAAATATTAGAGAAAGCCGATATAAGCTACACTACTTTTAACAAAATGCGTAAATATGCACCTAATCAATTTCCCAAACGAAGCAACAAGAGCGAAAATATTATATCCGCGAGCTTTGTGCCAAAACCTGGCAAGGGTTATTTTTTAAAGTCAGCAGGTGGTTATTTACATTGCTCGACCAAGACACTAACATTACAGGCAAAACTGGCATGGCGTGGTAACTTAGAGCAAGCAAAAAATGTAATGGATAGCAGTAGTTTTAAATTAATACCAATCAGAGAATATTAATGCTGTGGCAGATATTAAAAGTTAAAAGTGATGCAGTATTAAATGTGCATGATTATTTAAGTGAAAATGATATCGAAGTATATACGCCATTTGAAACCAAATATTTAAGGACTAGCAAGCAACAAAGAAAAAAGCGCGTAAGGATTAGTTATGTCGAGCCATTATTCAAAGGATATTTAATAATAAAGGTGAAAGGCAATACAAATAAACTAGCTGAATTGATAGCCAAAAATGCTAACATATATGGTTTCATAATGCATAATGATGCGCCATATTGTTTAAGCTTAAATGCCATTGATGACTTAAAAGAAATATATCCTACAGGTTATAAAACGAGTAAACATTCAAAGAAAAATAGACAAAAAAAATATAAACCTGATGTGTTTAAGCAATACAGCCAAGGTGAGTTAGTACAGTTTAAAACGGGGAGTATGGCTGGCTTACAGTTAAGCGTTCAAAGCCAAGTAGATAATAATTTAATACTTATGTTAAATATTTTAGGTACGCCTCGAAAAGTTGAAACAGCAATAGAAAATATAAAGCCTGTTACATAGTATAAGTTTTTCTAATGCTGTACTATAAGTAGTTTCTATATTAGTCATGTAGATAGGCAATTAAGCCACCTCGAAAGGAAACAAAATGACTATAGTAAAAGAAACAAAGTTAAGTAGTTTGGACAGTGATGATATACAAAACATTGTAGAACATAATATAACAAATGAGAAAATAGCAGATTTAGCGCGTGCTACTGTTAAGCGTGTGTGTGGTAGTGTAATAGGCATGAGAATTGGCATGGTATGTAATCTTACAATGAGCCATACTAATACTGGTAAGCTATGGTTTCCGCTAGACAGTGATAAACGCGAGGAACACATTGAGATGATAGAAACAGAATTGTCACAAGAAGATGTTAATAATACTATTAGTAATATTAACACAGCAATAATGCAGTTAGAATTATTGAAGCAATCAATTGTTGTTACTGAGCAAGTACATAAGTCTGCCATTAAAAACGCTAACAAAGAATAATAAGGCAATTAAGCCACCTTGAAAGGATTATAAAATGACAAATAAAATAACAGTAAATAAATGGGTTGGTAACTTTATCAATGGTGATTACAGTTGCAATGATGTAGGCACACAATGTAATGCAGGTTGGTACGATTGGTTTTGTAATAACAGTAGTCTCGCCAGGAAAACAAAATTACTTGGTAAAAAAGTCATACAATTACTGCCTAGCAAAAAAATTGACGGACATAATATGTGTGTTTGGTTTAAAAATAACTGTACCTGTCAAGGTAATTATGATGATTTTCGTTTTGCAGATATAAAAACTGGCGAAATTTTTTATACTATCGCTTTAGCGAACAACCATTATTCTAAAAATGAAATATGGGGTCGAGAAAATAATTTTGAGGAGCCTATGTTAACTGGGTCGTGGAAAGAAGTTAAAGAATTTTTTGGTATATAAAGGATAATAAAATGACAGAAGCAGAAAAAAAAGAAAAAAACGATATTTTACTGGATATACTTGAATTAAACGATGATGCACAAAATATTTTAGAAGCATTGATTGAAATTGCGACATTAGACCAGTTTTATGAGCTATATAATAGCTTTTATGAACCAGAAGATGAGCGGTCTGACTATGACGAACACAATACTATGTCGAGTGTTTATCACACACCATATTCAATAAATTGGTAAAGGATTAAAAATGATTACTAGAAAAACCGAATATGACCTGGAACGCATAAATAAGTATAACGAAAAGCCAAGATATAAATTGACGTTAAGGCTTAATTTTTATAATCGCAAGGCAACTAAAAAGCCAACTATTAACGGTTTTTATAGAACTTTTTTCGAGGATATTTTATTTGATAGTTTTGAGAAAAGCCATATAATAAAATATAATAATAATAGCTTTAAATTTGATAATTTTTTGCCAATTAAGACAAGCGGCATTTTATGCGATAAACAAGCTACTGATTACCTGGTTAATTATATTGAAACCAAATTAATTAATTATTTTAAAAGAAAATATAAAAACGAATATGCATTATAATATTAAAAATTTTAATACTGTACAATAAGTAAAATTTATGTAATAAAAACATCAATCAAGGCATAAGCCATTTTAAAAAAAGGATTAAAAAATGCAAAAGCAATCATGTTTAATATATCGCGGCCCTAGTGAGATTGACGGCCAGCCTATTATAGCGGCTTTAACGTTTAGCAAGAGAAATAAAAAACTTGGTAAAATGGCAAGCCTATATATTATAAACGACAATGGCAAAGGCCCGATTGAGAATAATAGATTGGGACTAGATGTTTCAATTTGTGGTAATTGCCCATTGAAAGGAATCGCTCATAATGGTGACAAAGGTACTGCAAAAGAGCGCGTTTGTTATGTGTCTCTTATTCATGGGCCAAATTCAATTTATAAAGCTTACAAAGCTAACAAATATAAACTTGTAAACGACCTTGTGTCATTAGGTAAAAATGAGGCCATAAGATTAGGCGCATATGGTGACCCTGCTGCTATACCGGGTCATATAGTTAAGGCATTAATTAGCAAGGCCAAATCATATACGGGTTACACTCATCAACATGATTTAAAAGGAGTTGATTATTCTAATTGCATGGCAAGCACTAACTCTTTAAAAGATGCGCGTAAATTCTGGAAGCTCAACATTAGAACTTTTAGAACAATAAAACAAAATGATAGTTTACAACCTAATGAAATTTTATGTCCAGCTACTGATGAAAAGCTAAGAAAAAAGAAAATCACTTGCGCTACGTGCAGGCTTTGCAAAGGTTCAAGTATCAAGGCCAAATCTGTAGCTGTTGTATTACATGGCAACGGTGCTAAATGGGCGGCTTAATAATAACTAATTACTTGCATTTTAACATAAAAAAGCTTATGATTTCATATAGATAATTGATTGAGAAAGGTTAAAATATGCCAAGCAAAGGACTATATGCAAATATAAACGCGCGCAAAAAGAAAGGTATTAGTCGAAGTAAAAAGAAGTCAACTATATCATCCAAAGCATACGCAAATATGAAAAAAGGATTTAAAAAGAAATAATCGCAACATAAGTAACTCTAATTGTTTACTATAAGCTAAACATATAATATAAAAAAATAGTTCAAGGCAATCAAGCCGCTATGAGAGGAACAAAAAAATGACTATTACTTATACAAAAAAACAAGCTAAAAAAATTGCTGAACAATATAATAGATATGCAAAATCTAAAATAAGTGCTAATGAAGTATGGTGTCTTTGGACTGATAACGCTGAATTGGATATGGAAAATTACGGATATACACAATTTGAAATAAACAGATTTGAAAGCATCGATGGCTGTAATCATACTGTAGATATATATAAAAGTGAAGTTGATACTATTTAATAGATAACTAATAGACTAATAACACTATAATAATAACTTTTTTAATTAGATTTATTAACATTAAGTTGCGGGTTTATGGGGGTTATTATCTAAAATAGATAGTATTAGGGTTATTAATGCTATACAATAAGCTGATACTATGGTTTATTATGGTTATCATAAACAAAAGGATTAAAGGTTATGACAAACACACAAGAAAAAATGAGCAATATAGAGTTTCACGTTAGGTCAATAGTTAATGACATTGAGCAAGGCGCTGTAATTACAAAAGATGACATTGATAACGGTTATTATGATTATGATTATAGTGAGGGCGATATATTATCAGCTTATGACTACAGAAAAGACGTGCTAGAAACAACATATTTAGTACATAAAAATGATTTAGATGATTTTGATTTAAATGATTTTTATAAATGGGATAATGAATATTATAGATTATCCGAAACAGATTACAAAAAATTACTAAAAATCAACCCTGACCATATGTGCGAAGGTTTTGCGATTCTTGTTGCATTTGGCGGCCCTAACATCTGGATAAATACAAAAGACAGACAAGTTGAGGGTTATTGGTGGGGCGATAACTTTACCTTATCATATAACAACGACGAAATGGGCATTCATGATTGCGAAATTGAATTGATAGGGTGCTAATAATGTTAGATTATCTGCAATCTAAACAATTTTTAATTGATATGCTTAATGGTTTATTAATGATTGCATTCACAGCCATTACAACAGTCTATTTTATAATGCTGACAGTCTAAAAAGAAAGGGAATAACTGCCAGGCTTTAATGCTTGGCTTTTATTTGTGCTGTAAAAGAACAAACCATGAACAAACGTTCGCTATCTGTTCACCCTTTGTTCGCCTTATGTCTTGGCCGCTGAGAGAGTTTTAAGCTTTTTATATAGTAAGGTAAGCAAAACCTTGAAATCTTACCCAGGCGGCTTAAATCGCTCATATGAGCCGTTCTTGTTTTGTTCTTTTGTTACTAGCTCGGCTAACATTAGTATTTCTAATGTTGACCATAAGTAGCTAAAAATGCTAATACTTAGACAAGGCAATAAAGCCATTTTTTAAGTGTTGCAAAAATGCAACAGAAAGAAAAGACAATGACCAATAGTAATGAAAAAACAAAAAATGACATTAATGTTTATGACATAGAAACAATTGTAAAAGTTTCAAAAATGTTCGCAAAAAATAATATGACCTTGCGGACTTTATTGTTAGAAAATACAAAATATAAATTTATTAAAAAAGAATTAGATTTACATGATTTGTTCGAGTTAGGCGTTACAGCAGTAGTTCACTCTAGAGATGAAAATGTTAGCAAAACGCAATGGTATAAGTTAAACAGATGGAATGCCGCGTGCTTTGAGCATTGGGTGCTTAAATCTGAAAGTATACACTATAAATAAAAAAAACATAAACGACCTAAACCGTAACAAATTAAACCAGGGGGGCATTGCCTCCCTTTTTTATTGCCCGACCCCACCCCACCATCTTATATATATTTATATCTTTAACTTTATATATACATCACCACCTATTTTTATATCCCCATTTTTTTTTCTTGAATTTTTTTTGCCCTGTGGTAATTATACAACAGATGATGCCGCGCGTTCAACCAATATTGAAGCCTCGCACCTCGCCTTTTATCAGGGCCTATGGGGGTATTGCGTCATTTTTTTTTGGAAAAATTTTTTATGAAACCTTGTAAGTCATGTACCAGTCCTAAGACCTGTCAGAAGATGGGTAAATGTAGAAAGCGTTTTAGTAAGCGTAAATCAAGCGGTTATAAGATACCTGGGTATTAGGAGTATATTATGTTTGGTAGACCTGGATTAGATAGATTTAATAAACCTGGCGGTGGTCGTCGTAATAATATGGGTACAGCACCTTTGCAACGTGCAACTAAACAACCTGGTTTTGCTGGCGGTATGATGCGTCAACAACAACCAATGCAAACACCAAAACAACCTATGATGCAAAATTCTGTGCCAGACTACATAAAATCAAGACCTGATGTTGCACAAATGCCACAGCCTACAATGCCAAACATAAACACAATAAATGATAGAGATATGTTTATGCCTAAGCAGCCAGAGCAAGGATACATAAAATCAACACCAGGTATAGGTGATATGCAGCCAATGGGCAGCGAAAACATAGGCATGAGCAATCCTATATCCGACAGCAGATTATTTAATCGTGCTAATATGCGGCAAAATATGGATATGCAAAGAGATGTAATACCTAACGATTATCAGCCAACAAGAGAGGCTATGCCACCACGCGCAATGACAAATGACATTGCACCACAAAGACCACAATTTAACAGACCGCAATTTATGGGTAACATTGGTGGCGCTAATAGATTTAATCCACAAATGCAAAATCCATTTAATAATTATAATCGCATGATGCAACAACAAACATTAAACAATCAAATAAGAGGTATGGGTTCAATATCTGATGCAGAGTTAAGGCAACGTAATGGATATTAGACCTAAACGTAAAAAAACAGGTGGCCGACAAAAGGGTACACCTAACAAACAAACTGCATTGTTAAAAGATGCAATACTACAAGCTGCTATTAAAACAGGTGGTGGTAAAGATGGACTTGTTAAGTATTTACGTGAACGTGCAGAAGAAAACCCTGCCGCATTTATGACGTTGCTAGGCAAAGTATTGCCAATGCAAGTGGCTAATGATGATAGCGGTGAGCCATTTAAAATAATAAATAAAATAGAATTGACAGCACCAAAAAGTGACAGCGATTAACATAGAATTACCGCCTAAGCTTATACCTGTATTTGAAGGTAAAGCTGATTTTAGAGGCGCATATGGCGGCAGAGGCAGCGCTAAAACACGCAGCTTTGCTATGATGACGGCTGTAAGAGGTGCAATGCTTGCAAGTAATGGCGAAAGTGGACAAATACTTTGCGCTCGTGAGCAGTTAAACAGTTTGAATGATAGTAGTTTTGCCGAGGTAAAAGCAGCTATATTAGGCAATCAATGGTTGTCACAATGTTATGAGGTAGGCGAGAAGTTTATAAGAACTAACCCTAAGATGCCAGGGCGTGTTGATTATAGCTTTAGCGGACTAAGGCATAACCTTGAAAGTATTAAGTCAAAAGCGCGTATTATGCTGTGCTGGATTGACGAAGCAGAACCTGTAAGCGAATTAGCTTGGAGTAAACTACTCCCTACAATTCGTGAAGAAGGCTCTGAAATATGGGTAACATGGAACCCAGAACGCAAAGGTAGTGCTACAGACCAACGCTTTAGGCAAGAACCACCTGAAAGCAGTAAAATAGTACAAATGAACTGGAAGGATAACCCTTGGTTTAACAAAACGCGATTAGCTAATCAACGTGTAGAAGACCAAGAAAAGCGACCAGATAGCTATGAATGGATATGGGAAGGCGATTATGCTAGCGTGCATGAAGGCGCATATTTCTCTAAACTACTAGCGCAAGCTGAACGTGATAAACGCATTGTTGATAGTCTACCTATTGACCCAGCACTGCCTGTATATGGTTTTCACGATATTGGCGGCTCTGGTGCTAAAGCTGATAGTTATACGATTTGGTTAGCGCAGTTTGTAGGTGATTGGATACACATACTTGACCATTACATAGCACAAGGTCAGGTACTTAGTTATCACATTAATGAGATGCGTAGACGATGGCCTCACGCTATTATGCAACTACCACAAGGGGGTGTTAATGAGAATAGCTGGACAGGCAAAAGAATAGAAGACCATTGGAGAGATGGTGGATTTGAGGTGTTAAAACCATTAACAAACCAAGGCAAAGGCGCAGCAATGCAACGTGTTGAAGCTGTAAGACGCATACTACCTAAATGTAAGTTTGTTAGAGAGAAAACACAGGCTGGCCGAGTATCACTTGGTTGGTATCACGAAAAGCGCCCTGCTGATGGCCGTGAAATAGGACTTGGCCCTAATCACGATTGGTCATCACATGATGCTGATAGTTTTGGATTAATGGCAATAATGTCGGATAGATTTGTTAGACGTAAAGCAAAACCACTGATAATGCCTAACTACGGAAGTGCAATATAATGCAAGAATATAACGCAGACATATTTGACGACGATGAAAACAACACTGCTGATGGTGTTGATGATGCTGGCAATGACGATGTACTATCTATGGTACGTGCTGAGTTTGAGCAATCTATTGGTATGTCACATGACAGTGACCTAACAAACAGTCGTGAAATAGCATTACGTTATTACAATGGCGATGTGTTTGATGTATCTGTATTTGGACAGCGTAGTAAGACTGTTAGTACAGATATTGCTGACAATGTTGAATCTATACTGCCTGACCTTGTAGAAATACTGTCAGGCGAAGATGTTGCTGTATTTCAGCCTGTAGGAATAGAAGATGAAGAAGCTGCACAGCAAGAAACAGATTATATAAATCATGTGTTTTTTGAGCAAAACAACGGCTTCCAGGTGCTATATGACGGCATCAAAGAAGCATTATTGCTAAAAACAGGTATATTTCGTTGGTATTGGGAAGAAGATAGCTACGACGACAAACAAACATATGAGCAGATTGATGGCTTTGGTTATATGTCAATGCTTGAAAACGGCTATGAATTAACAGCTGGTGAAACAGAAGAACGTGAAGATGGCCAAATAACTATAACAGGCGCTGAATTTACAAAAACTACTACAAAAGGCCGTGTAAAAGTAGAAACCATACCTGCTGAACGATTTGCAGTAGCAAAAGATACTGTAAGATTACGCGATACAACATATTGCGTAGCACAAATACAAACACGTAAACAAGATTTGTTAGAAAAAGGTTATGACCCTGACAAAGTAGCTAATTTAACTAATATTGACGCTGGTGACAACGAAACTGTTACTGATGCACGTAGTCTTGACACTGAAGATGACCAATTTAACAATTCTATAGGTGTTATGGAGCAAGTTACTGTTTTAGAACATTACATACGTGTTGAAGGCCAAATAAAACGACTTATAACTAATGATGATGCGTCTGTAATATTGGAAATAGAAGATGCGGACTATATACAATACTCTAGTATATGTCCATACCCAATGCCACATAAATTCTATGGATTGTCATTAGCTGACAAATTAATTGAAGTACAGCGTGTAAAAACAGGCATACAACGACATATGCTAGATGAACTGTCATTTAGCCTTAATCAACGCATGGAAGTATCAGAAGATGGTGCAAACGAAAACACTATATCTGATTTGCTTAACAATACGCCCGGTGCTCCGATACGATCACGCAATGGCGGTGCTGTAAGACCAGTTAGACTGGCTGGCAGTGGTTTTGATTACATGACAGGTCTTGAAACGGCAAATGTCATGGCAGAGCGTCGCACAGGTATAATGCGCGGTGAAACAGGTATAAAGGCTGACACATTGCACGAAACGGCCTCAGGGGCGCTTACAATGCTTTCTGAGGGTAAAAAACGTACAAGATTAATGGCACGTATTTTTGCTGAAGGCGGCATCAAAGATATGATGATAGGAATACATTGTCTTATTAAAGATTATGCAACAGAAGCTGATTATGTACGTCTACGAGGTAAATGGACACAAGTAGACCCTACAAAGTGGGGTAGACGACATGATATGACTATTGAGATTGGTGTTGGTGCTGGTGGCAAACAACAAGAAGCATTGTTGGCTAAAGAGGTTATAAATCTGCAAGCTGCTATTGTTAATCAGCAAGGCGGTGCGGCACAAGGTTCACTTGCAACGCCTGAGTCAATACACGCTGCATTAATACGATACGCTACAAAAGCTGGTATAAAAGCGCCTGAAATGTTTTTCCCTGCACCGCAACCTGGTATGGGTGAACAAGGACAAGAGCCGCAAGATAACAGCGAACAGATAAAAATGCAAATGGAAGCGCAAGCTAAACAACAAGAAATGGAACTTAAAAAATACGAAATAGACAGCAAAATGCAATTAGAACGTGAAAAAATGGCTGCAAACGATGCCTTACAGCGTGAGAAAATTGACCGCGAAACAGCACTTGCTGTGCAGATGCGTGAAATGGAAATGCAATATAAACAAGAAGTATCATCATTTAGACCAGGTGGTAGCCTTATAACATGACAACAATAAATGGCGCAGAAGCAAGCACGAACGCTACACAAGCAAAACGTGAATTAAAGCTGACAACCACAGCACTGAAAAACATGGAAGAAATAGCATACGAAGCACTACTAAAAACAGGTGCAAAAGATGAAGATAAACGACGTGAACTTATAGCACTTATCAATGTGTGCCGTGAGATTCCA